GCAGTCTTGGCTGTCAACTTGCCTTGCTTCTTACGGTTACGGATTGTAAGGTTACCGTAGCACATAATCAAAGCGTAGCGTGCATCCATATTTTCAGGGCGTACGAACTCCGTGTTGGAGAACCACTTACCTGAGTGACCCACAAGTGACATATACTTTGAGTTAACAAAGAACATATTGCCAGCAGGTGCGTGGACATCGTAAGTTACAGGCGCAGCCTTGAACAGCAAGTTCTGGAATCCAGCGTTTGCTGTCGCAGTGTCCGTGTAACGAACCTGTGGTTGCAGAAGTGACTCGTATTTCTCAAACAAAGTTTGAGTAGTAAGAACCATATCGGGATGGTCGTTACCGACTGATACAGTGTTGTAGGCTGTAGCCATTTGTGCGAGGGTCAAAGCACCAGCAGTGTTTTCCTCGTACGAACGCCACCAGTCATTATCCTGACCAGTTGCTGAGTTGATACCACCAACGGTGTTGCCTGATTCAATCAAGTTTCCAAGACCGTTCCAAGACTTACCTGAGTCTGTACCACCAGCACCAAGGGTGTCGGTTCCGTTACCAAAGAACATCTGGTTGAAACCTTCACGCATAGACTCTTCAGCCTGCATAATTTTGGCTTCAAGCAAGTTAATGATTTCCTGCTCACCGTTGTTCTTTGCCTCTTCAATACCAGAAATTGCAATGCTAGCAGCGTACTGCTTCCATTCAAATTCTGCTGCTGAAATACCACTTTGTGGTGTCAACGAAATCGTATCGTAACCAGAGTATGGAGCCACAGTTGAGTTCTGACCATAAATCAGAGGCTCAACAATCTTGGTACCACCATTAAGCATACGAATACGACCCTTGTTCATAAGGTGGTATGTAAGTGGGCGTGCTGTGAAGATGTTATCAGTCAACTGGTCACGATAGTTCGCAAGTGTTGTTGAAAGAAGGGCATCAAAGTTACTGTTTCCTGCTGGCATTTTATTTCCTCCTAGAAAATATTAAAAATTAGCGTTTAATTGTCTTTTAGCAATCATCCAAGCATCTGAAATATTAGTAATAGGTTCAACAGCATCAGTTGTAGTACTCGCAGTAGCCGAAGAGCCACCAGAAACTACACCAGCCTCACGCTTAGCCTCAACAACAGAATTTTCTTTCTGTTGTTTAATCTGTTGCGCTTGACTTTCCAACTCACGCTGCTTCATCATTTTATCAAAAGCCAGTTGCTTATATATTGCTTCTAAATCGGTTGAGTTACTGCGTAAAGCAGTCTGCACAACCTCATTTGTGTCAAAATCAGAATATCTAGCCTGCAAACGGGAAATTTCTTTCTCAATCTGCTGTTGAGACTGATACTCTTCAAACTGTGCCAAACGCTGGTCCAACTCACGGATTCTACGCTCACTAGGGTCCATATCCTCTTCATAGGAAGAGTCTATCAATTGCTGTGCTTGCCCTAAAGTTACGCCGTAATGACGGCTTAACAACTCTAGAGTGGCAACAGGGTCACTATCAAGTGCTGTCTGCAATGAACTAGCAAAATTGAGAGATTCTCTCTGCTGTGCTAATTCCTGCGTCTTGCGTGTATAATCTGCCTGTCGTTGATAACCAGCAATCGCCTCAGAAAGAGGAATATGCTGCTCCTCACCATCAAATTTTACAGGGACTCTATAATTAGAGTATTCTGCAACATCCAAAGATGGGCTATCATCTATATGACTATCCTCACTGGAACTAGTTGACCCTTCGGGTTCTACATCAGATATGGGTGCGAAATCTTCGCTCATTTTGTTTTTCTCCTAGAGTCCAAAAAAGGTTGCTCATACCTATAGGGAGGTTGTTCCCTATTGGGGTGGAAGTTGTCCTTGCATTGGAGGCATACCACCCGATTCGGGTGGCATACCTCCACCCATAGCCTCTGGAGGAGGTGGGGGTGCTTGGACAAACTTCTCAGGATTCTTAATATTAAAACCAACCTGAAGAACATAAGCAGCCAGTTCTTGCATATTGATAATGCCTGAACCAGCGAACGGTGCCATAGCATCCACAATCTGTAGAGCCGTTTGACGACGCTGTGCTTCGTTATGGGGTTGTGTTGAGCCACCAACTACTTCAAAGTCAAAGTCGCCTTCTAGGTATTCACGGTCAAATTCAACCCAAAACGGTTCACCGTCTTTACCCACAATACGGGCAACTTGCTTACCAGTCATAAATTGCTGAGCCAACATAAGCATACGGCGAGCAACCTCGCCAATACTTAACTCAACAATAGCCAATTTATCGGCAGTACGAGAGTTGGCAGCATCCTGAACAGCACTGATTTCTGTTGCTGTACGACGAATCTCAGGAATGCCACCATTCATAAACTCAGGCAAACCAGTAATACGGTTAATGTCGTTAGTAATCAAATCGGACTGACTATAGAATTCTGGGGGGCTGATAACAGCAGGGAATGCTGTTACCACGCCACCCAACGGTTCATCAGACACGACAGGCACCATAACATTATCATCATCAGATTCTAGGGCTGTACGACCAAATTGGTCAAACGCTGATTCTTTATAGAGATATTTACGAGAAAACTTCTTACGATGATTCATCATCTGCGTACGAGTTTCGTTCAGTTCCTTCTGTAACGGTTCAATCTGTTCAAGGTCGCCAATAGGGTAAAAGGCATCTGGAACATCATAGTTACGCAACATAACAAAAGGATGTCCAAACGCATACGGCATCTTCGTAGGTTTAATAAGGAACACTTCACTGTTCTCACTGAAAACACACATTGTCTTACTACGGATGTCATAATACTCCCATATTTCAGCATAACCATAATTTTTGTCGTAAACCTTACGCTGACTAGGGTCATCAGAATAACGACTAACAGCCATAATAGTCACATCTTCACGCGCAGTCTTGTTATAACGCTTATCGGACTTTACCTCGGCAATAGGGCGACGGATACGCTGTGCAATCCATTTAGCGTCGTGCATACTTGTAGCATCAGCATCAATAAACACATCAAAAGGGGACACCCGTTCTGCGAACGGAGAGTCCTGAGTTATGACAGAATTACTAGTAGATTCGCCACCAGCAACAGGGTCACTATAATCATCCTCAGTATTTTCATAGATTGCTCCCTCTTCAACAAACCTATAACCAGTTTTAATCCATCCGTGACCTACAATAAGTAGGTCTTTAACGGCACGACGAAACTCTTCACGAATATTACGGTACTTCCACCAGTAGTTAACCACAGCCTCAGCCACAACAGCATTAGGTGCATTCTCAGGTTTTTGTGCATTAACGGTAATCTTGGGGTAGTTCACAGCCACAGCAGGACCAATAACATTAATAGTGGAAAACGAAATGTTAATCAACATTCTGTCCTCGTCACTATAATGGTCATAATGCTTACCCTTGTAGATGTCAACAAGACGCTTCCAAGTAGCGTCGTGTCCTTCATCTTTACGCCACTTTCGTGATGTCTCAATATGTTGACGATATTGAGCAAGTATTTCCGATTGTGATTTACGAGCCATTATTTAACTGTACGACCAAAAGCAGCATCATTAGGGTTCAACCAGCGAACCACAGGAGGCAGAAAGGCTGCTGTAATGGCAGCCCAAATAGCCTTGGGAGAGGTTTCGCCAGCCAACACAACCGTCAGAACGGTTGCAGCAGATGAACGGACATAAGAAGCAAAAGCGCACTTTTGTTCCTGAGTAATATTAAACTTCATTTCTTTTTCACTTTCTTTTGTTTAGCCGTTTTAATTGCAACAGCAGCCTTTTTAGCATCTTTCATACCTTTAGCAGTGTAAGGAAATGTTTTGTTTCCAACTTTTGGCATTATTTCTCTTTTCCTTCGTGCCAACCAATATGGTTGTCAATTTTTGTTCCAACTGCATCAACCTTGTATATTACCCGATTAAGCAGTTCCCGACCTTCACTATGTTGGCTTGAGTTTTCCCTACGCAACAACTGCATAAGAACCATTAATGGACCACCAATAACGGCAACCAAAATGGGTACAAGCCACGATTCCATTTAAATCCAACGAGTCCCGACAGGTTCAGCCGTTATACCATTGGCAGCAGCGTCAGACACAGTTTTACGCTGGATTTCCCCAATAGTAGGACCACTAAAGACTTCTTTTCCGTGTGTGAAACCAATACGAATGCCACGAATGTGGCATTTAAAACAAACTTCACCCCGTTTTTGCTTGACTTCGTGTGCTATTTCACCACAATCAGTACAAATAAATCGTTTTACTTCCATAATAATAGATAGTTTGTTCCCTAAAGAGGGTTTTTAGTGTCTCCACGAATATTATGTGCGCCAATTGGCATTTTAGCAGTTCCTTGCTCACTGAAAAGGTGCTGTTCCCACCACAATAGGCTATTTTTGGGTACGGGGGTGTCCCCCCGATACTCGGACAACCAAACATACTTCAACATCTGGTTGGCAATAGCCAAAGACATCGTTCTGTCGTCGTGAGGCGACCCTGAAGTCTTTCCGTTGTCCTTGCGAACATAAGTACGCAACTCTCCAATGGTTTTGTAGCAGTAAATGGTTAGTTCGTCGTTACGGATAGCAGCCGATAATTCGTCAATACACAACGGTTTGGTAACCGTTGTGGTTTTCCAACCCATAGTTTCAGTAGCCTGAGGGCTGCGTTGAGTAATTTTACGCTGACGGTAAAGATTACGGTAGCCAGCCCGTTGGGCAGCCTTAATTGTGGTTAAACCGTGGTTGTTTGATTCAATACATAACAAAGCCTGATTATACCACCAAGCCAAATCAGCCAGAATTTCGCCAAACACATCAGGTTCACAATGTCCGTGCCAATGAGCCATAACTTCACCAGTTGTGGCATCTATAATGTGGGCAGAACTATAATCACCATAACTAAGTCCTTCAGCAACATCAGCCCCAATACAGTACACACTATCAGGACTAGGAAAACCCCAAATGCTAAGAGGACCATCTTCTTCCTCACGGAACTCATAATTCTTATCAGAATAAGTATGCAAATATCCCTCAAGAGGTTCAATAGTGGCAATAGCATCCAACAGGTCAGTGTCAAATACAGGGTTACCTGATTTGACGAAAGCCTCTTCAGGGCTGCGAGGGTATTCTTGATGCAACTGCCACGACTGCATATTCTTTGACTTAACTAGGTACCAGTCCTCGTCACGGTCACCAGCAGACCAAGGAAAAAAGATTCCTTCAAATTGGTTTGTTCCCGTTTGGGAACCAACCCACATTTGGTGAAAGAAGTTACCTGAACCGTTTGCAGTGGACAACCCGATTACACGCCCACCGACATCGGCAATAGGTTCAATAGAAGCCCACGCTTCCTCAGGGTTAGGAAGGAAAGCCCATTCGTCAACAATAACTAAATAAACAGATTCACCACGAGCAGGGTCAGAACCACTAGGCAACGATTCAATAGCAGACTCATTCTCAAACATCATCTTCTGCTGATGGTCACTGGTCTGTTTAGGTCCTCGTTCTTTCATCCACTGAGGAAGAAACCTGAAACCATATTTAGATTTAGCAAGCAACTTAACAGATTCTCGTTCGGTACGGCTCAACATAACAACAAAACGGTCAGGTTGAAAAAACACTAACCAAAAAGCGTATGCAGCAGCCAAAGTGGAGAAACCAATTTGGCGTGCTTTCAAGACAATACTGTAGCGTTCAGACATCCAAGTTTCCATTGTTTCTGTTTGTGCTTCACGCATAGCAAATTTGATACGCCCTTTTTCGGGGTGTTTAATGTACCAGTAGTTTTCGCAGAAATAAACAAATGCTTCTAGTTGTTGTTCAACTGTTGCGTTTTCTGGTCCACGACATAAACGCCATTCTCGTTCGTTAATTAATTGTTGTAAATCCATAAGTTAATATTTAAAAAATACCTGTTGTTGCTAGTTTGTTGTGTAATTCCATTGTCTGTTGAATGTTTTGTTTTACAATATAAACGGCAAAAGGTTTATCTATTTTTTCCACTACAGACAAAACGCCATTATGGATGGAATCTAAGGCTTGTTTTTCGTTGTTAATTATTTCTTGCAAATTCCAAGAATCGGGATACAAAGAAACTAAAGCAGACAAACAACGATATGCCATTTTCTTTTTAATAAACAAATCAAGAGCAGCGTTTAATGGCTGTACATTACTAGGTCGCACACGGGCGTTGGGGTTTCCTTTTATAAACTCAGCAACATACATATCTGTTTGATATTCAACAAGAGACCAGTCAAAATCAAGTTTATTCAAAAACTCTTTAGCAGTATTAGAAATAGGTTGTGTGTTGCTAAATGGTTCTTCATTAACAACAGCCCATTCGGTAATTAATTTTAAGGCTTCAGATATTGTTGAACCAGTAAACGGCAATGTTGCTGCGTTTACATACCTAGAACCCTGTTCGTCGTGGTTCTTGTGTTGTATGTAAAATAAATGTCCTACGCCTTCAACAGAAAAAATTGTTTCGTAAACAAGTATTTCAGAAAAACTATGAATAAATGCTTCTTCAACATTTTCAATAACATTAAAACCCATAGGTCCAAAACGCGTGTTATCGCAACGCCATTCTTCTTCAAGAGCAATTACTGTTGAACCAGAAAAAACAAAAAAACCTTTGTCTTTGCCATCAACAGGAACATCGTAAACATTCATTATGTTTTCAAACATTTGAATGTTTACAACTTCTTCAACCCCGTCTGCAATAGCATACAAATTATGTTTTGCAGTAAATGAAATAAAGTTATTTATACCCAAAAGAATATGTCCGTCGTTCATTTTAAAACATTTGAATTTTAAAAATTGTTCGTCTCCTACTGGTGTTCTACGGACAAGAGATATCGGTCCTTGTTTAATTTTGTCCAACATAAACCACATTGAATAGTTGTTTAATTGGTCTATTGAAAAGTTTGTTAATTCCATTTTTTATCCTTATGGTCCATAATATTTAAAAGCAATTGCGCCTGCAGAACCGTCTGGGTGAGAAGTCGGGTCGTATGGTGAGTTATATGCTTGAGCCGATGCACCATTGCCGAAACCTCCTGCACCAGCAGAACCAGCAAATTCAGAACCACCATCGTTGGCTGCTCCACCACCACCACCACCACCAACATAATAGCCGTATTGTGTTAAAGTGCCTATTCCACCATTGCCACCATATGCAGTTCCTCCGAAGGTGTTTCCAGCAATGCTTCCGTTTCCACCACCACCACCAGAACCACCACCACCACCACCAGCAGTAGTAATGGCAATAGATTTGGGGGCAGGGTCGTTAATGGTGTTGCCTGTCCCACCACCAAATCCAGAACCAGAAGAGCCACCAGTTGTTGAGTTGGCTGCTCCACCACCTGCACCAGAAATACTAGTAAAAGCAGCCCCAGACAAAGTTGAAGCACTACCAGCAGTGGGTGTGTTTCCAAGTGCAGTTTGAAAAGAAACACCTCCACCACCTATGGTTCCACTGACAGTTAAATTGGATGAATTAATAAACGCCCTAGAAGAAACAAGGGTGCATTGTCCTCCTCCACCACCACCTCTAGCACAACCACCTCCACCACCAACAACAAAAATATCGTATAGCGATGGAATAATAGTAGAACTACCAGTAGGGGTAATGGTTGGAATAGTAATTGATGAGTTAGAAGTCCAACCAACATTTTTCAAACTCCAAGTAGTAAATGAAGTAGAAGAACTAATAACAGTTCCTATTCCGTTTGTGGCTACGGCACGAACATCATAGGAAACTCCAGCAGTCGGTAAACTGGTTTGGTTTGAGTAAACGCTTTGGCTACCACCAGTCAAACCAGTAAGTGTTGAACCATCTGTCCAAGTGGAATCAACAGTTTTTTTAAATTGAAACTTAACGCTTGTTGTTTGTAGGTTTGGATTTACTGTTGCGTTGAATGTGGCTTGGTCTTGGTTAAAGTTAGTGACAGCATTAATGGTTATCGTAGGCAACGAAGTTATACTTGAAGCAACTATTCCTCGTCGGATAGGCATTATGCACTCAAATCGCCCAGAAGGACATAACTATTAGAACCAATACAAAACAATGTTGCAGAAGAATACTGAGTGCGAAGTTTCAACGCTGGTGTACCAACAACGGTTGCACCACCAGCAGCAACAGTAACCTGACCAGCCCCAAGGGCTAATAGGTCAATGCTTTGACCAGCAGTGAAACCAAGAGAAGTACCAACAGTAACAGTTACAGCACTAGCATTATTTAAAGTCACCATTTTACCTAGGTCATCTGCAAGTAACTGGTAAGTTGTCCCCGTCTGTGTATTCACAGTTTGAGTAGAGTTAAATCCACCAGTAGCACCAGTTGCCCCTGTAGGTCCTGTGGGACCAGTGGGTCCAATAGGACCAGTATCACCAGTTAAACCAGTTGGACCAGTCGGACCAATAGGTCCAGTTGGACCAGTTGGTCCAGTCGGACCAGTCAGTCCTGTAGCACCTACAGCCCCTGTAGCACCAGTCGGACCAGTAGGTCCAGTATCACCAGTCAAACCAGTTGGACCAGCAGGTCCCGTAGCACCTGTCGCTCCAGCAGGACCAGTAAGACCTGTTGGACCTGTTGGTCCCTGAATGCCTTGAATGCCTTGTGCGCCAGTAGCACCAGTTGGACCAGTAAGCCCTGTATCACCAGTAAGACCAGTTGGACCTATCGGTCCAGCAGGACCTGTTGCTCCAGTCGGTCCAGTGGCACCTGTAAGCCCCGTAGAACCTGTTGGACCTGTTGCCCCTTGTGGACCAGTCGCACCTATCGGTCCAGTCGCTCCTGTGGCTCCTGTGGCTCCTGTGATGCCTTGAATACCCTGTGGACCCTGTGGTCCTATAGGACCAATGGGTCCAACAGCACCTTGTGGACCAACATTGGCTGCTGCGACAACGGTGACAAGTGCAGACGATACGGCATTATTGGTAATTGTTCCAATTTCAATTTCAATATTACGAATAGCCATAACTACCGAGTCACATCAGCAAGAATAGTACACTTTCCAGCAACCAAAGTAGTTACCACACCACTCAAGGTTCGTTGCAAATCCCAAAACGCTGTTCCAGCCGTCAAACCAGCAGTAGAAGCCGAACTAAGAGTTAAAGAAACCTGACCAGCAGCAGCATTAGTAATAGCGCAAGAAAAAGAAGCAGCAACAGTGGTAGAGTCTCGTTCATAACGAATTTGAGACAAAAAGGTACTACCAGTCAAATCAATAGCAGCACTAGCCGAATCCGTCAAAGTAATATTAAAGACTTCGGTATCTCCACGCATAATTGTAATATTTTGTTTTGCAGGAACCATACTATTATGTAATCCGTTCTAATCCGTGTCTCTTAAACGCTGAATTTTGAGGGGTATATCATTAAACCAACATTCAGGGCATTCCCGTAAATCATCAGGATACTCACACCCACACTCAAGACATTCAGTCAGGCGAGCCATTAGATTCCAACCTAGCAGCCTTCTCGGTAGAAGCGACGCTAGCAATTAACTCTTCCAAGTCCTTATCAGAGATTTCAGCCAAAGACTGCGTGTGAGTAATATTTACTTGTTGAGGAGCCAACTTATTAGTAGCCTGAAGATATAGTTGGGCTGCCTTATTGTCGCCACCGAGCGCACGCTGGTATATCGTGTCCATCAGTTTCTGGGTGCGTTCGGGGCTTCCTTGTAGTTCCTCTACTCGTTTTTGCCATTCAGCCTTAAAGTATGGTTTCTTTTGCCAGCGTCTTAGGGTTGCGCTGTCCACGCCTTCTTGCTTGGCATAGGCTTCCTGCGTGGCAGGCTGCCTCATAGGGGCAGGCACTACTAGCCAGTTCAGGTATTTTTCTTGGCGTTCATCTAGGTGGTTTGATTCCATACTATTAGGGGTTTTGTTCTACTAGACCGTTAGTCTAGAATTTGGGTTTAGAACAACGGGGGGGATTATAGGGGGGGTAAAGCATTACTGTGAACTTGCGTTCGTGAGATAAGCAAGTTCGTATAGTCCCTATAAAGGATAAGACTATTGTAAATCCACAATCTGTGGATTTACGGCTAGACTATAATGCGTGGACAACCAATGAGTATACAAGGGCAGATAGATGGACTCGGAGAATGGCAAGAGGTTAGGGTACGATGGCGAGATGCCTACAGTCCAGCCTCAGGTTGGCATACTACAGCAGATTATGAACCAGAAGATTCCGTTGCTACGACAATTGGCAGGGTATGGGTTGGATGTCAGGAGCATTACCTTACTGTTGTTGGTACTATTTTTGAGTGTGAGTTACCTAATCCCGAAACCGTTGGAGACATTAATCATATCCCTCTTGGTTGGATTCTCAGCGTTGACCCTATTACCCCCTATAGAAACTATACAGAAAGCATATAGATGGCTGCAAAGAAAGATTCCCGACTAACCCGTGCAGGCGTATCAGGATATAACAAACCTAAAGCCACACCGACACACCCTACGAAGTCGCACATTGTCGTAGCCAAATCGGGTGGGCAAATTAAAACAATCCGATTCGGACAACAAGGTGTAAAAGGTTCACCCAAAAAACAAGGTGAATCGGCAGCCTACGCCAGTAGGCGTAAACGATTCCAAACACGCCACGCCTCCAACATAGCACGAGGACCGATGAGTGCAGCCTATTGGGCTAACAAAGTTAAATGGTAAAATAAGGCGAGGACAACCCACCCCACCCCCTAGTGCCACCCGTCACACAAGGGTATCCATAGCACCCCCCAAACCATCCCCGATAACGCATCGGCTCTCCATCCCCTAGTACTTAGACATACGCACGCCCGTACCCCCCCCTGCCCCCCTAGCACGCAGGAGATTAGCCAACAATTATAGGTGTTATAGACCATAATCACCCCATAATCGGCAGAAAATAGAGTGCATTCAGTGCGCACGCTACCCAAGCGTGACCCGTGTGTGTCGTGATGCCTAGGTATGTGCGTGCATTATGCGTGATGTGAAACCGTGTGTGCATTATGCGCCTGTCAAGTTTCGCGTGTGCTGGT